CAGACTAGTTCTGCCATTTTCACCTTTAAAATTTCTTAAAGGTTGCATTACATAGATAACTAGTATATAATAGGCAAACAAGGAGAATTTTATGTCAGGTAGAAACTACGGTCCGGAAGAAAAGGCAAAACTCGAAAGATTGATCAACGAAGGTTCAACTGTGTTACGTGAAGTTGAAGATCTATCTGAGGGCTTAAAAGAAACAGTCAAGGCAGTTGCAGAAGAATTAAATATTAAACCAAGCGTTATTAATCGTGCTATTAAGATTGCGCATAAAGGCGACTGGTCTGCTCACAACGAAGATTGGGCTGAAATTGAAGCTATTTTAGATATCACTAAAAAGATTTAATAAGTAATAAAGAGAAAGGTCGGCGGGCCATAATCCGCACACTAGGTATTTGTCAGCCTAAAGTGACATGAGGAAGATATATGAGCTATGTAGATGCATGGTTTGATCGCGAGAATGATATCATTCGCGTAGTCGAACGTAATAAGAAAGGTGAACGTGAGTTCCGTGACATTCCTGTCAAGCACACGTTTTATGTAAAAGACCCAAAGGGCAAACATCAATCGATCTACGGGGATCCTGTACAACGGATTGTCTGTAAGAACACAAAAGAACTGCGCAAAGAACAAGCGATTAATTCAAGTAAGCAATTATTTGAGGCAGATATTAATCCAATTTTTGTAACACTAAGTGAACACTATCTAAATCAAGATGCTCCAAAATTAAATGTAGCGTTCTTCGACATTGAGGTAGACTTTGATCCTGAACGGGGCTACAGCACACCAGATGATGCGTTTATGCCCATTACTGCGATTGCTGTCCACTTGCAGTGGTTAGATACACTAGTTTGTTTTGCTGTGCCTCCGAAGACGTTAACTTGGGAGCAGGCGCAGGAAGAGATTAAAGAATTTCCAAACACTATGCTTTTTAAAACAGAAGCAGAGATGTTAGATGCATTCCTTGATGTTATTCAAGATGCAGATATCTTAACTGGTTGGAACAGTGAAGGTTATGATATTCCTTATACCGTTAACCGTGTTACTAAAGTTCTAAGTAAGGAAGATACCCGCCGTTTTTGCTTATTTGATCAATTCCCTAAACGTAGAGAATACGAAAAGTTTGGACGTCAATCAGTTACATATGACTTTATCGGTCGTGTACACTTAGATAGTCTTGAACTATATCGCAAGTACACATATGAAGAACGTCATAGTTATCGACTAGATGCTATTGCAGAATATGAACTAGGTGAACGTAAGACACAATACGAAGGTACCCTGGATCAGTTATATAACAATGACTTTAAAACATTCATTGAATATAACAGACAAGATACGTCACTATTAGACAGACTAGATAAGAAACTAAAGTTTTTAGACCTTGCTAATACACTGGCACATGAATGTACTGTGCTACTACAAACTACAATGGGTGCTGTAGCTGTAACAGAGCAGGCTATTATTAATGAAGCCCATCGTAGAGGATTTGTTGTTCCTAATAGAACTAAAATGGACGAGCGCGAGGATAGCCAAGCCGCTGGTGCGTATGTTGCTTATCCTAAAGAAGGCATACACGACTGGATCGGTTCACTAGACATTAACAGTCTATATCCCAGTGCCATTCGTGCGCTTAACATGGGACCAGAAACTATTGTTGGACAGTTACGCCAGACAATGACAGACGAATATGTCGAAGCACAAATGGCTAAAGATAAAAGTTTTGCGGCGGCATGGGAAGGTATGTTTGGTAGTTTAGAATATACAGCCGTAATGGAGCAAGCGATTGGCACTGACATTACGATCGACTGGGAGAACGGAGATACTGATATATTAAGTGCTGCCGAGACGTATAGATTAATTTTTGAAAGTAATCAACCTTGGGTACTAAGTGCTAACGGTACAATCTTTACTTACGAAACAGAAGGTATTATCCCCGGATTGCTCAAGCGGTGGTATGCTGAACGTAAAGAGATGCAGGCTAAACTCAAAGATGCTATCAAAGCAGGTAACAAAGTTGAAGAAGAATACTGGGACAAGCGGCAACTCGTTAAGAAGATTAACTTGAACAGTTTGTATGGCGCTATTCTTAATGCCGGCTGTAGATTCTTTGACAAGCGTATTGGACAAAGTACCACACTAACTGGTCGACAGATTGTCAAGCACATGGCTGGTAAGGTCAATGAGATTGTTGCTGGTGAGTATGACTATCGCGGTAAAGCTATTATATATGGTGATACTGACTCATGCTATTTTTCAGCATACAAAACACTTGAAAAAGAAATCAATGCTGGGCATATCCCGTGGACTAAAGAAACAGTAGTACAACTATACGATCAAATTGGTGAGGAGGTTAATCAAACATTCCCACAGTTTATGTTAGATGCGTTTCATTGCCCAAAGGCACGTGGCGAAGTTATCAAAGCAGGTCGAGAACTAGTTGCATCAAAGAGTCTATTCATTACTAAAAAGCGTTATGCTGTGCTGTACTATGACAAGGAAGGCAAACGGGCAGACGTAGATGGTAAGCCAGGTAAGATCAAGGCCATGGGCTTAGACTTGAAGCGTAGTGATACTCCAGAATTCATTCAAAACTTCTTAAGTGATGTACTTGAAATGGTCCTAATGGGTAAAGAAGAACAAGAAGTGCTAGATCACATTACTGAATTCCGTGGACGTTTTAAAGCTCGACCAGGTTGGGAGAAAGGCAGTCCTAAACGTGCTAACAAGATTACCGAATACCAAGGTAAAGAAAAGAAAGCAGGTAAAACAAACATGCCAGGACATGTACGTGCTAGTATTAACTGGAATACTCTAAAGCGTATGTACGATGACAAATATAGTATGGGTATTACAGACGGTGCCAAAGTCATTGTATGCAAACTTAAACCCGGTCCGCTTGGATTTACTAGTGTTGCCTATCCGGTAGACGAACTTAGACTACCTCAATGGTTTAAAGACTTGCCATTTGATCATGCTGAAATGGAACAGACTATTATCGATAACAAATTAGACAACTTGATCGGAGTTCTAAAGTGGGATATCAGTAGTACTGAAGAAAAGAATACCTTTAACAGTTTATTTGAATTTTAATATGAAGATAATTATAGCAGGTTATGGCTTCGTTGGCAAGGCTATATTAAATGCGATTGGCAAGGATCACGAATTAATTGTCATAGATCCGAAATATACAACATTAGAAATACGTCATCATCTAGATATGGATGGAATTATTATATGTGTTGATACGCCGACTGGTGAGAATGGTATTATTGCTGAAAACGTAGCAAGTGTATTAGATCAAGTTCCAGTATCTATGCCAGTGTTAATCAAAAGTACAGTTACTCCAACTGTAGTAGATGCATTTAGAGAAATATATCCAGACCACAGTATTTGTTACAGTCCGGAATTTTTGCGGGCGGCAACTGCTAACGAAGACTTTGCCAATCAAACATACATGATTATAGGTGGGGAAGATCCTAACAATATTTGGGATGATATATTTAGAAAATCTCTCAAAAACCTAAATACAATCGTACATTGCACACCAATAGAAGCATGTATGATAAAATATGCAACCAATTGCTTCTTAAGTGTAAAGGTTGCGTTCTTTAATCAATTATACGACATGTGCCAAAGTAACGGTGCTGACTATAATGGTGTGGCTAATATCTTAAAAATGGATAACCGTATTGGTAATAGTCATATGCAAGTACCGGGCCCAGATGGCTTGCGTGGATTTGGTGGGGCATGCTTTCCAAAGGATACAAAAGCATTTATTAATTATGCCAAAAACCTAAATACTCCTATAACAGTATTAGAAGAAACGGCGAAATACAATGACAAAGTTAGAAATAAACATTGACATTACAAGAAAATCTAAGTATAATCATAACATATGGAGAATCATAAATGAAAGACTTTTTACAAGACCTAGTTGCACATACACATAGCTTGGGCTTCTTGCCTTTAGTTAAGGTTACTGCAAGCAATAAAGATACAGTTATCGAATCGATGGCTGAAGATCGTAGCGTTATCCTTAATGCTAAGACACATACACCAGTAAGTAACTTTGAAGGTACGTTTGGTATGCCTAACTTAAACAAGTTAGACTTACACTTGAAGTGTCCAGAGTACAAAGAAGGTGCAAGCATTGGTGTAGTTACACAACAACGCAACGGTGAAGAAATTCCGACAGGATTGCATTTTCAAAATTCAATTGGTGACTTTGAAAACGACTATCGTTTTATGAATCAAGACATTATTAATGAAAAATTGAAGTCTGTAAAATACAAAGGTACAAGTTGGGAAGTTGAATTCCAACCTACTGTGGCGGCTATCCAGCGTTTGAAGTTTCAGGCGGCGGCACATACAGAAGAAACTGTTTTCCAAGTCAAGACAGACAGTGGCAATCTAGTGTTTAGCTTTGGTGATGCAAGTACACACGCAGGATCATTTGTGTTCCAACCAAGTGTTACGGGTAAATTGAAACAGGTATGGTCATGGCCGGTGCAACAAGTACAAAGTATTTTAGGGTTAAGTGGTGATATTACTATGCGTATTGCAGATGCAGGTGCATTACAAATTACTGTAGATAGTGGCACTGCTGAATATAATTATATTCTTCCAGCACAATCTAAATAATGAACACTGTACAAATATTATCTGCTTGTTTAGCGTTCTTAGTATTATGTAGTGCTGTGTATCGCCACATAGGTTTTAATAAAATGAAAGAATGCTATAGCATGTGGTTTACAAAGGAATATTGGACCGACTACAATCGTGTAGAGTTTGCCAGTTGGGCGGCGAAAGCTGTTATCATTATTCCCGGCTTGATATTTGGAATACAAATTTGGTGGCTATATTTCTTTACACTAGCAACAAGCCTGTCTCTTATATGGGCTAGTGAGAAGAAACTATTACCGACACTTGTAGGATTTAACACTATATGGGCATGGATTAGCTGTATGGTATTGGCGCAACATTTGGTATAATAATGAATAAGAATTTAACAGCGCATCAAAGCGACTACGCATACTTTCTGCCAGCAACATCGGGTTTCTATAGTACATTTATAGGAAAACAACGTTACGGTAATTATGTAGATCCTGCACGTATTCCTACTAGTTTTAAAAACGGTATAGAAGGTCTTAACTACTTAGATCCGGATAAAGGTATGTTTTATTATGATCATTGTTTGTATTCAGCAGGACATGCTAACTTAGATCTTAATAAAGTAGATGAAAGCGAAGACATGTTTCGCAATCGTGATCGCAATACCAGTTGGGTACTAGGTGACTCTGGTGGATTCCAAATTGGTAAAGGTGTTTGGCCTGCTGATTGGAAAGATCCTAATTGTCCCAAGGCTATGAAAAAGCGCCAACAAGTTCTAACTTGGATGGATACGCTTATGGATTATGGCATGGGTCTCGATATCCCTGCTTGGGTCGCTCGTAGTCCGTCAGGTGTTGCGGCAACTGGCATTAGTAGCTACATGGAAGCAGTACAAGGCACTTATATTAATAACGATTATTTTGTTAATAATAGGAATGGTAATTGTAAATTCTTAAATGTACTGCAAGGTGAAAATCATGCAGATGCAGAAGATTGGTATCAACGTATGAAAAAGTATTGCGATCCAAAGCAGTATGGTGATCGTGCATTTAATGGTTGGGGTATGGGCGGACAAAACATGTGCGACATACATTTAGTACTAAAAAGATTAGTGGCATTGCGATTTGATGGGCTCCTTGAAAAGGGTCAGCAAGATTGGATGCACTTCCTAGGCACCTCTAAGTTAGAGTGGGCAACTTTATTAACTGATATTCAACGAGCAGTGAGAAAATACCATAATGAAAACTTTACCATCTCTTTTGACTGCGCCAGTCCGTTCCTTGCAACCGCAAATGGACAAATTTATATTAACACAGAAACCGAAGACAGAACAAAATGGGTCTATCGTATGCA